CGCCTTGAGTCTTTAGCTCGCCAGTTGATTGAATACGATATTCCATAGTTGATATTCCTATGCTGTTGCTAAGAAAATGTAAGTGCCGCCACTGGCGTTAAGCGCAGCAGGAGCAGATGAAGTTACTGTAAAGCCACTTGCTAGTGGGTCTATGTAGTCCGTAGATGTTACTTCTGCGGCTGTGGAGTTTAGTAACAGATAAGGGTCATTACCTGCAACAATACCTCTTGCGCTGTCCCAGACGTACCAATCGCCAGTAGAATCTGTACGCTTGATAAGGATAAATCTAGCACCTGCACTAAAGCCACAGTCTACGTCTACGTTACTTCCTGTGCCTGTGTAGCTGCCTACTTTGCTTACTCCTGCTACTGAAGCAAAAAGATAAGCGATATATGTATATCCAGTTGCATTTACATCGTATGCGCTAGATGATGCTCTAGTAGCAAATTCTGTTGCTGTATCAGTAAAGGAACTCCAGTATGATGTAGAACTTAATGGGTTTGCCGAAGCACTATTTAATGCTAATGGCTTTTGTCCTGCAACAGATCGAATTTTGACAGGCCAATAATTTACGTTTGTTCCGTTAGATCGACTCTTTATTATAATAAGCTCTGGAGCAACCCCAAGATTGTGTTTGTATTTGTAAACAGAACTTCCTCCACCAGTATAAGCCACCACATCAAAAAAGCCTGTGGCGCGTTTAAAAGACCAAAATATTGTTGAGTATCCAGAATATCCGGCAAGCATTTTAAAGCCTGTATTATCAAATCCGTTTGTTATTCCTGTGCTTAATGATTCCGCTCCAGTGGTTGATGTTTGCAGATGAGGAGTTGAATATGTTTCATTTGTAGAGGAAACTCCGCGAAGTCTATCTACGGTATTTGAGTATGGCCCACCTGTGTAAGCGTATATTTGCATATCGACTGGGAAATTTGTTGTTAGTTTTGTGTCTGTGGTTGAACTAGTGTAAACAGGACTAAAAACCTCAGTCCCAGACTCAGGAGTTTTCATTGGGCGACGTATGGCTATGTAGATGTATGTACTGCCGTTAGCGTTAATCTCTGTAGTAGCTTCGCTACGAATTTCAAACCCTGTTGATGTTGGGTTGAGTTTATAAGCCTCACCTTCTGCATTGGAAGTGTTGGCAGTAAGCCCACTGTTATTGCCTTCAACAGGCATTCCACGCATGACATCAAACATGTGCCAAAAACCAGTGCTATTTGACCTCTTTACCATAACCCATTGAGGTTCAAAACCAAGATTTATTTCTTGCGACCCCCCATTACCAGTATAACTCCCACACTTAATAATACTCTCGCTGCCATCGTCTCCAAAGCCTCCTGCGTCATGGGCGAATAGGTAGGCGACGTAAGAGCCACCTACGCCGTTAACATCAGAGTGGTTACCCAATATTAAATCGGTAGAAGTTGCGTGTGTAGAATTCCACACATTATTGTGAGTATTCACTCCATCAGTTAAGTTAAGATAGAGTCCTTTATTTGACGACAAATCAATGCTTCTGTGTTGAGCTTCCCAGTTTGTACCTGAGTCAGTCCTTTTAACAACAGCAAAGCCCGCTGTGCCGTTTAAGTTATGCGGAACAGCTCTACCCGCAACACCATCCCCAGTATAAGTCACAACATCAAAGAACTTCTCAGCTTTGCGGAATGTCCATGAGGCGTAGGGCTTACCACTGTTGTTGTAGTCGTTAAAGTTGTTTATCGTCTGGCCTGTTGTCCCAAAGTCAACTACGTTGCTGCCCCAATCAATATTCGCATTGGTTGTGTTGCTGTAAAGGGCGTATCTACCACCCCTAATGGTGTCAAACAAACCGTGGTATACAGGTAAATCTCTTTGTTTTATCCAAATCAACCCACCTTCACCTGCAAGGTCTATCCCATTGGGCAAGGTGTTTGCAGAGCTGTTGCCAGTATACAAATAAGTCGAGAAGACATCCTCAACGTACAGAGACTCACCTGCTGCATTACCTGCCGCTGCTGTTAGCGCCTTAGACAAACTCATTACACATAACTCCCTGTGTAAGCACCGTAGAGTGTTGTAGAGACTTTCCAGAACACCAGTGTGTCTTTAGCGGTCAATGTGGGTGCTACGTTTCCGCTAGAAGTCACCCACTGCATTGTAGGCCACGTTACTGTGTAACTAGCACCTGCTTCAAGCTGTAGGACTAAAGATTCTCCAGAGGCTAGTGAATCTGTGAAGGTCGTATTAGCCGCTAGAGTCTTGGTCTGTATGCCACCGTTAGCAGGGTCTAGTGCTGTACCTGATAGGGCGTAAACAGTTTCTGAGATGTTTGCTGCATTAACAGTTCCGGAGAAATGAGCGTCTTTGAAGCGGGTTGAAGCAGAACCAAAAGAAACTACATCATCTGTTGCTGAATTAGAGCCTATATCAAAAGGCAGGATGTCGTTAGAGCCATCTCTAAATCTAAAGCCTACGTCTCCAGTGCCTATAGTTAAGTCGCTATTAGTAGTACCAATACTACCGACTGTTGTGCCGTCTTTGCGGAACTGAACAATGTCGCCGTCTGATGTTAGACGGTTAAGATATAACGCAGGCAGGCCACTTCTTGATATTGCTGAAGCACCGTTAGGCAGAAAAGCCAATCCAGTTTCAGTAGATGTACTAGATAATGTTGAAACAGTAGTACCAACAAGCAAGTTGCCACTGCTGTCAATGCGCATTGCTTCTGAGCCGCCGCCCCAGAACTGTATTCCTCTGGTTGCAGAAGTCGGGCCTATTTCTAGTCCTTCGTTGGTATTGCCAAGCCAAGAAGTGTAAACTGAAGACGAGCCGCCTCTTAAAGCAAGTCCCGCAGCAGCATTAGGGCCGCCGTTTGCAGCTCCTTGATTGACAGTAAGAAGACCAGCAGGATCATCAGTACCAATACCGACATTGCCACTGCTGTCAATTCGCATTGCTTCCGTAATGCCAGAACCTTGGTTTGTTTTAAATATAAGTTCGCCTGCACTAGCAGAAGCACCCCTATAACCAGTTATGCCAGCTAGTCCTGCTGACTCACCTGAAGCACCACCAAATAATAGAGATTGTTTTTCAGCATTGTTAGTTGTATTTGTACTAACAATAGCAACATCACCATTTACAAAATGTCCAAGATACTGTGGACTACTAGTACCAATACCCAAAGACTCAGCAGAAGCATCCCAGAAGAACTTAGCAGTCGTGCCAGTGTCTTCGTAGAAGGAGATGTCGCCTGTAGCATGGTCTACTGATAATCGTGTTGTAACTGCTGATTTTGCATCATTTAATGTGCGTATTAGAAAGTCGCCCGAACTTTGTTGAAAGCGAGTATTCACATCAGTAGTATCTGTTTCCATTAAATCTATTAGGACACTTGTATCGCTAATAGTTACATCACCATCAACAGTCAGCCCATCCATTGTGGCTGTGCCAGTAACGTCTATGCCTGTGGAGGTTGTGTCTAGCTTTGTATTGTTATTATATTTAAGACTTACTTGAGCATCTTCTACACAGTTAATATAAACTTCATCAGTAGAGCTTCTAAGCTGAAGGTTTGCCGAAGCTTTTATTAATAATCCACCAGTTCCTTGGTCTTCAATAATGCTTTGAGTACCATTGTGGTAGATAGAAAGATCAGAGCCATCACCGAAGATAGCCTTGCCATTATCAGCAAAGTTAATGTCTGCAGAAGTAGTCATACCGTCTGTGGTGATAATGCCAGTTACATCTATGCCTGTGGAGGTTGTTTCGAATTTTTTACTTCCGTCATACCAAAGATTTACAGCACCATTTGCATTAAAATTAGCAATGTTTTCAGAAGTGGAGGTTAAAATCCCAATGCCTGTATCAGTTTTTATTTGTAAAGCCTGAGATAAATCAATATGCCCATAAGTAACGTCAGCATAAATTTCAATGGCATTAGTACCAAAAATAGCCTTAGAACTTCCAACATTAATGTCGCCAGAAGTGTTTAAACCATCTGTAGAAATAAAACCAGTTACATCTATTCCTATGGGGGTTGTTTCTAGCCTTGTGCTTCCTCCCAGTTGAAACTTTAACGAGCCAGTTCCATTATCATTTATAATGCTGTCTGTACCGTTATGATAAATCTCTAAATCATTATCCGCACCAAACGTAGCCTTGTCATTATCACCAAAAGAAACATCACCAGTTACAGTAGCCGCAGGGATTGTCACTGTGCCTGTGAAGGTTGGGGAGGCTATAGGTGCAACATCAGTACCAATAGTAAGGCCTAAAGAAGTTCTTACTGTAGCGCCAGACTCTGCCACCCATGTAGAACCATTGCCTACAATAAAAACACCGTCAGTAGGAGTTAAGGCTGCAATAGCTGTTAAGTCTGCATCAGAATCTTGAAGAGCATCTATCTGTGTTTGAATATTAGATGTTACACCATCAAGATAATTTATTTCTGTGGCAGTAGCAGTTATTGCAGTACCATTAATAGACAATGTAGAAAAATTACCACTAGAGGCAGTTGTAGCACCTATAGTAGTATTATCTATAGCACCTGCATTTATATCTACTGTTGGTATTGTTACAGTACCAGTAAAGGTAGGAGAAGCTATAGGAGCTTTAGTATTTAATTGAGTTTGAATGTTAGACGTTACACCATCGGTATAATTTAATTCCGCAGTAGTTGCGGTAATCCCATCAAGAACATTAAGCTCTGCAGCTGTTGCTGTAATAGCTGTACCATTTATTGATAGTGTAGAAAAATTACCAGTTGAAGCAGTGCTAGAACCTATAGCAGTGCTATCAATTGTACCACCATTAATGTCAGCAGTGTCTGCAACCAAAGAATCAATGTTGGCAGTTCCATCGATGTACAGGTTACGCCATTCCTGTGTAACACTTCCTAAATCGTAAGTATTATCAGTTTCAGGAATTATAGAACTATTTATGTCTGCACTAAAAGCTACTGTATCTGTAGCAGCATCACCAAACGTAAGATTACCATTAATTGTTGCATTGCCTGTGACTGTAAGATTTCCTCCTACAGAAAAATCTCCAGTAATGCTACCAGTATCTGCTGCGAGAGTATCAATATTCGCAGTGCCATCAATATATATATTTTTAAATTCTAAAGAGCTTGTGCCTAAATCAATATCATTATCAGTTACAGGAACAATAGCACCATCTTGTAATCTAATTTGTTCTACAGCAACATCGCCAACAGAAATATAAAAGCCCCATCGATTGTTGCTGCTGTCAACTTCAATTTTATTTAGAAAATCTTGATCACCAATAATATAAATATTACCGCCTTGACCATTTGTACCATCATGTTGATGGCCTGTAGTACCTGTAGCGGCATATATAAAAGCATTTTCTAATTGGTTATACTCATTATTAAATAGAGATGCATTGATCACATCGCCATCAATAAATGTACTTTGTCTGGTGTAGGTAGTCCCCGCCATTATTATCTCCTACCCGCAGGGGTATAATTAATATATAAACCGTTTATAGAATAAGGTGCGCTATTGTCTTCGCTAAAAATGCGGAAACTTACTGTGTGTCCACTTCCTTCTATAGTATTCCTAGATGTAGGATCTAGAGACCCTCCAAATGAATCTGTTCCAAAAATAGCATATCCAAAAGTAGAAGGTATTCTTATTCCTTCTAGTGCATAATCATTAGGCTGAGGAACAGTGGGATCTTCATAGTCATACCTTACTCTTAAATAAGGTTCTATAGTTCCTTCTGGCCCAAAGGAAATCTTTACATATTTTAAAGTTTTTAAAGTTCCCGCATCTCCAAAATCTAAGTTAGGAGTTTTATAATAAGCATTAATAGTTTTGGATACAGCATCTTGATAAAAGTTATTACCTGTATCATGATTGTAGATGTATCCTAAATTGTCACCGTGATAAACTTTTTCTTCTCCAGAAGCATCAAATTCTGAATAAATAGCCGGAGCTTGTATACCTTTAACTTCAGACCATTCAAATCCATTAGGTGTTAATGTTCCTAAAACACCTCTTGAAGCATTAATGTCTGATCCTGCTCCTGTATAAAATAATCTATACTGCGAACGATTTCGAAGAACAACACTGCTAATTGTATAGTCTGAAATATTACTAGTTACATCAGATATTAAAGCTTGTATTTGTCTAGATACTGATCCTAATTCAACATCACCAATCCTTGCAGTAGCAGCAACAAGCCTAAGTCCATCAGGAGCGAGGAACAAAATGTCTCCTGCGATTTCTTGAATGCTATAACCGCTGAGGCATCCAACGTTGTTAGTAATTTGGACAACTGATGTATTTGCTGAGTCATTAATATTATCTAAACGATGAATTGTATTTTCACAAAATATAAATAAAGAACCACGGAAACTTTTTATTCCTGTAATTCTGTCTGCAATAGTTACTGATCCTGAACCAGTGCCTGTAAAATCTCTATCATCATTAGTTTTACTGTAATAGACTGTACTCGGTGCATTTTCTGTATCTACAACACAAAGGTGTCTATCAAGTAACTCTACATATTTTCCGGCAGCAGGAGTGGCTATCTCTTGATAAATAAATTTACGAGTAGCTCCTGTACCATCAATATGAAAATGACCTAGTTTGTCTGCGCCTGTTGCAATGGTTAAAGAACCATAAGCACTATCTGTATGTCCAGTAGGCGCTCTCATAATTACAAACTGAGCTTGACCTTGATTAGGCCTATCTAGTTCTGCAAGAGCTGCTAAATCAGCTTGTATAACTCCTGCATGCCCAGTATTTTTATTTATTTGCAGCCATGTTGTACCGTCTTCAGAATAATAAACACTAGTACCTACACAAGCTACAACGCCAAGAGCATAAGGTATTACTCCATGTACTCTTGTATCGGCTTCTGGACGAGTAGTACCATAATGACTATAGCCATTTATACGTCTGTAGCCTCCGTCAGGGTGAACTTCAAAGTTTAAAAGCTCTTTAGCCATTCCGGGCTGTTGGAGCATATCAAACTCGTTTAAGTTGGTGTTTAAACCACCCTTACACGAAAATCCAAAAGGCTGAGACATTATACGAACCGTATCCTATCATCTTTAATATAACTAATAGGAGAATCAAGAAGATTTTCTCTCATGCTTCTTAATCCTTTTTTATAATCCTCCATAGCAAAAGAAGCTGCTTGAGGATTTTCTTTAAACTGCCACATGTAATAACGAGCTTTCGCAATAAGCACATTTGTATACATATCAGGAAATAAAACTTCATCAGTATAAGCTGAAAGTCTTGTGGGCTGATTCCAAGCAAAGAACCAAACTTTATATTCTTTCTTGGGGATAGGGCTTAATCCAAAGTTACGTCCATCAGGACTGCGGATAACTGCATTCGGTTCTCCCCAGTTCTGAGTATCAGCATCGTCATCGTTCTCGTGTGTGCGTCTAAAGTCTTTCCAAGTTTCTGTAGACATAAAACGCAAGTTACGAGTTACATAAGGTGCAGTTTCGCCATCAACTCCTACAGTAGTAATGTAAAAGTTTTCCCAATCTATAGCACCATAGTCATTAGCAACACTATCACTAGCTGCTTTTAATTCATACCATCTTGTTCCTGCAGTAGTAGATACAGAAACATTACCATACATAGGATCTGTTGTTCCGCTTTCAGCTACTGCAAGAAAAGGCCATTTAGGTTCTTCAGTAACAATGTCAGCGTAGGCACGATTAATACAATCCTGCACATGTTTTTGAATTCCAATAGCTGAAGAGAAGTTACTAGAAGTCAAAGGAACTTCGTTTAACTCTCTGAGCAATTCGTTTGTTAGCTGAAGAAACGTTGTAGCCATTTGTTAGCAACCTTTAGCTTTAGGCATTGCCTCTTTGTATACAGGCTGTGTTGAACCTTTTTCAGTTACATAGCCGCCCATATTCATTTTCTTTTTAGCCATACCACCATAAGTGTATTTGGCTTTATTGCTTTTCATCATTTTTTTCTTGTCGTACATCAGTCTTTCCTCCAAAAATTCTTTCCCAAGATTCGTTATACTTTTCTTGGTTTATTTTTCTAGGCCGACCATTTTGTTTGTTGCGGGATTTTATAACAATTCTTTTTTGTCTCATAAAAGATAGGGGGGCAGTTTCCCACCCCCTTTCTCCTCGATTATTAGTCGATAGTGTAATAAGCACCAGATAGAGCTTCTGGACGCAGAACCTTAACACCGTGAACATGCAGACCACGAACGATATCACCAAAAGAAGTGGGATCGCGTAGTACTTCAGTGTTAACGATAGTCTGAGCCGTTGCAACTGCAGATATGTGACCTGCCAACACAATACCAGTAGCAGTAGTTGCTGCAGGCATATTGTTAGACTTGTACATGCTGAAGCCACGAAGCTTACCAGAACTTACAAGACCGTTACGGATAGAACCCTGACCACCGTTGTAGTCTACTGAGAGCAACTTAGAATCAGTCTGAGACAGTTCCTCGTAGAACTCAGGAGAAGCTACAAACCAACGACCTTCTTCTGGTACGTTCTGCTCATCAAGGAGACGAGCCATACGAGCCATAAGATCTAGAGGGTCAACTTCAGAAGCAGTACCAAGGTCAACAGAAGCTGTAGTCTCACCTACACCGCCGCTGCCTACTGCCGCATCAGCACCAATTATCATGTCTGGGCTAGAAGCAGAAAGACCTGCTTTCATTTTGCTCAGAATATTTGCATCAAAAGCATCCTTCAGAGAGTATGCAGCTGAAGAGGCTGCAACCTCACGCCAGTTAACATGAGACATGTTTGATTCAATGTCATCTACGATGAACTTGAAAGCATTCGCTGTATCAACAACCAGAGTTACCTCTTGGTCTGTCAACTTAGTCTGAGTGATATCTTGACCACGCTCATACTGATAAACAGTAATTGTTGGTTCTTTGATGATCCTTACAGAATCTCCAAAAGCAGAAATCTCACCTGCATAATCCGTATTTGTGATAGCCTCTGCTACAGAAGCCTTACGGAAAAAGTTCAGTACCTTCTTGCTATAGACGGCAGGAAGGAAGAACGAGTTAGTTTGACCTGCTACGGAGTTCGCAAAGTTCGCATCGGTATCCGTACTCGGCTCGAAGTACTGGTCTGAAACATTATTAGCCATTTTTAATCACCTCAATAAAAGACAAAAGTTATTTAATAACCCGCCCCTCACTGATTGCTTGATTAATATCATCTTCGTATTTATCAAATTCAGCAACGGACATGCGGGCAATTTCCCGTTCTGTCCATATTTTAGGCTGACGAGCATCAATGGTTTTTGTTTTAGTTGAAACCATATCAGCTGCATTGTTAGCCTTCTTTTTGGACAGAGTTTTGGTTGATTGAATTGCAATTCCATTTTCCATTTTATACAAATCAATTGCACGAGAAGCTAAATTGGCATTATTAGAGTTTTGATATATCCAACTTTGAATTTCCTTTGGCTGAGTTTTTGCCCACTCATGAAAATTATCGTCAGCTCTAATATCTTCAAAGTCTGGATGACGAGCTTTAAGCTCAGCTTCGGCTTCTTTGCGAGCAATGTCTGCCTCACGCTGCTTAAGTGTCACCAGTTCAGATCGAATATCTTGAAGCTGTTGCTCATTTTGTAAGTGAGCTACAGTCTCTACTGTCTGATACAAGTCAGGATATTTCTGTTTAAATTGCTCAATTTCTTCAACACTCTTAGGAGCTTTGTAACTAGGAGCACTAGCTTTTGCTTCTGCTATTAGCTCTTCTTCGCGTTGTTTAAACTGAGAAACTTTCTGGTCATAATGCTTCTTAAGATCATCGTACCTTTTTTTGTAGTTGACTTCCTTAGAGTCTGTTTTTTCTGCAGGGGCTTCAGTTTCACTGGAGGTAGCCTGAGCTTGACTCTCATCAAAAAAAATACTGTCTGCGTCAACAAAAGGTTTATCCTTTCCTTGATGCCAATCTTTTTTCATGTTGTAAGGATTTGCATTTTCTTCAATCATAATATCTCCAAACGGGGCTTGTCGTCTTCAAGGTTGCCTACCATAATGCATCGTCATGCTAGTAGGGGCTTGGTACTTCAAGGTAGCCGTGGTTAACGAATACTGGGCATCCTGTTTGAAAGTAACATCTGCTGTTGAGTATCTTCAGCAGGACTTGTCATTACTTCCATTCTATTTGGATTCCCAGACATAAGACCTCCGTCATAAGCACGTTCAGCATCATCCATTATTTTTTGGAGATTGTCTGCGCCTAATTGGTCGGTCGCTTTTTTGGTAAACACAAACTCTCCGGCAGATAATCTAGCCGGAATAGAGTCTGAGATACCATTACCGGGGCCAGTAACTTTTCCGGCTCCAGTAAATTCAGAAGCAGTCTCTACTACTTTGTCAAATATTTGACTTAGCATAGGATCTTCTTGCAAAGTATTAAAAAGATATTCTTTCTCTTCATCTTCAAGAGATTCATCAACAATAAAGTCTACATATTGCTGCATCATTTCTTCATCTGGAAGTTGTGCAGCAGCAGCTTCTTCTGGAGATACATTAGCATAAGTATCTACAGGAACTTCCATATCAGCCATTTCAGGAGGAACTGCCATTTCTCCTCCATCTGCTTTCATTTCTCTTGGGCCTAACTCAGGCAAGGCAGTTTCAAACTCTTGGAATAATTCATAATCTTCATCAGAAAGATTATCAATAAAACGTCTGCTTTGTCCTGCATCTAACGTTTGAATATATTCTACAATGTCATCGTATTCGTTGAAGAAAACTTCAAGATTTTGTGCTACTTCTTCTGGGTCAGCCCCTCTAGCCATTTCGACTGGATCTATTTGATCTACAGATTCGTCAGGGATGTTACCACCCCTTCGCTGCATATTTTCAGGCAGCATATCCATAACATCTTGTGCTAGTTCAGGATCGCGTTCTGCTAATTCATCAAAAGCTCTTGGATCTTTTTCAAGCGTATCCATTAATTCATTAGCAATCATTTCACGCTTGACCATATCTTCTTTTAGACCACGGCCTCTTTCCGTCAATCTTTTTGTTTCTTCAATGGCTTTCTTTTCGTCAAGCTTACCTAGAAGACTTATTACGCCTTTAGCAACTTTAGAGCCTTTAGAGTATTTTTTTCTCTTTTTGTTTTCCATAGCGTAATATACCTTTGTGCCTTTTTCAGCTCCATACTCTTTTTTAAGAGCGTCCATTAAAGATTTGTTAATTGGCATTAGCGATATTTCTTTGTAGTCTTTGCAGCTTTACTAGGCTGTTTAGAAAATTGTTTACCCTTTTTCGTATCTTCTCGTTTCTTCTTTGTAGTAGCCGCATACTCTGAAGAAGACATAGCCTTTATAGCTTTCTCAGGTAGATAACGTTCTCCTGTAGCTTTAGGCCCTTGAGTAGAAGGTTTACCTGATTTAGTACGCCACTTTTGTTCTGTCCATTTCTTTAAACTTTCTTGTGGCTTCTTCACTTATAACCACCTCCGGCTTCTTTGTACTGCTTAGCAAGCATTTGGGCTTTTCTCGCAGACCATTGTCCGGCGCTGCCACCTTTTGAACCCGCTTTAATCTTTTCGAATAAACGTTTTCGCATAATAGGCTTTGTGTAATTTCCTGACTCATTTACTCTTGAAGTAGTAGATGTGGTACTTTTACTTTTGGTTTTACTCACCATTGTGTCCTAGCCTTGGCTTTTGCTTTATCTGATAAATCACCATAATGATAAAGAGGTTTTGAAGTCTTTGACATTTTTTTACCTGTCATTAACTTGCCATCAGGGTGTTTATGATAACCGCCTTGATGAACAGTACCGTCTTTAAAATAATGTTTTACATCTTTAGCCATCTTCTTTTAAAATCCTATTGACCTGTTCCCTGAGTCCCTCCAACCGTACCAGAGAACCCACTCTCCCCTGACTGCGGTACAGCTCCAGTTCCGATGTTGCCACCGCCAGTACCTGTAACTCCAAGGTCTTGGCCTTCTGGAGATACTCCTCCAACACTCCCCATACCTGCGGGTCGTTGACCACCGGATTGAGCTTCTGGGCCAGTTTCTTGTCCAACATTTTGCATTCCTATAATTTGAGCCATAAGTGCTGCTTCTTCTGGATCATTGATCAGTTCTTCTGGATCAAGCTCCATTGAGTAAGCAAGTTCTGTAAGTAGCTTGTTCATCTTCACGAACGGAGCTATGGCAGGATTTTGGACGGTTTGTAGGAACATTGTCAAGCGCTGACTGCGTACTTCCTTCTGCATAAGAGAACTTGTACCAGTTGCTTTAACTTCTAAGTCACCTGTGATATTTAACTTACTATCCATGAACTGCATGTTCCATTGGAAGTAAGCTTCACCAAGAGGTCGAAGTAAGAAGTCATCAAGATTTTTTATAACTGTCTTAATATTTAAAGAGGCTGCACCAAGAAGCATACTCATACCAGAAGCAGTACGAGTCATGCTTTGTACGCCTGTTTGTCCATGTGAGTAACTTGGAATACCTGTCTGCTCATCTGCAAGCTGACGAAAACGATCAAACATCATCATGTTTTCGTTAGAGGTATTAGGAAACTTAAGACCATTTATGGCTTGGCCCGGAACACCTGCTTGTCGCCTAAAGATTTTTCCGGGGTAAATTTCCATACTCTGACCGCCCACAAGAGCAGACTCGTCCACATCAAAGACAAGGGAGCCTGAGAGGGCTAGATTATCAATAGCCATTCGCGCATGACCATTCATAATCTTTTGCGAATCTTCCATGTTTTCCGCAACTCCGATCCCAAAGAAACTATAAGGATTCCTTTCATAAGGGAAGGAGTGGTAGGGTAAGCGATGAGGAGTAAAAGGATTGACTACAGAACGTAATACAATGCCATTGCATACCCATGCATTAATTTGTATTTCATCTAGATCATCAACATCTTCAGATAGCTCCATGCCAATCTCACGAGCATACTCTGCGTCAATGATTCCCCAATACTCTAAAACTTCAAATTGGCTTGCGCCATAGTCTTCTGATCTCTGATCATCTTTTAGTTCTTGCTCATAATCTTCAGGCTCATAATTAGCTCCCATCATGAGACAATCTCGTATTGCATTTTTATCAAAGTAAGGCATACGAGATAAAGCACGAATCTGAGATCGATTCATCTTGTGACGATGGAAAACGTATTCACATTCTTCCATGTTTGTAGCATTAGGATCTGGAAAGAAATCCCAGATAGAAACAAACTCTATTCGTGGTACGCGCACTTCAACAGGAGAATATTCTCTAGAACCATCTTCTGTTTCTTGCCACTTGTTCAACGTCTTGTTGTAGTTGAAAGGGCCTTTAACAATACCTGTGCCAAAAAGGGCAGATTCAAAAAGTGCGTTTCTAATTTCACTAGATCCATGAGACTCTTCTATCTGATCATGGATTAGTTTTTCCATACGCCGAGCTGCCATTTCAGCCGGACGAGTTTCATAGACTTGTGGATTCTTAGTGACTCCATCTTTTAAAGGGAGTACTGTATCCATGTCATCAAACTGTCCCTTTTTAATTTCAGAGGCAGTAGGGATTTTTGCATCTTTACCATCTCCTACATAACCTACATCGTAAGGATTAGTAGCAGGAGTAACAACAGGGGCAGAGGTTTCAATTCCCGGTAAAGGAGCAGTAGTATCTAAGTGAGCTACTTCTGCTATACCTTCAGGTATTTTAGATTCTCTTATACCAATAGGAAAGCGATCAGAGCCAAAGATAACATCAACAAGCTGTCCAAAAGCAGCAAGTACTTTAGTCTTTGTAACTTTGACAAAAACTCTGGATTTTTCAGACTCTCTAAACTTAGTATTTTTTCCATACATTCCTCGATAATTATGATAAGCGCTCAACCATCGTTGCTCATCATACTCCCGAGCGAGCTTAGCAGATTGGTATCTGTCTTCAATAATACCAACAAATTTCAACTTGAGAGAATCCTCAAGTTCCATTTGTTTTCCTTCTTCGCCTTCTACATCTTGAAAGTAGAGGTTGTCGGCTCCGAGTATTGTATTTTCATCTGCCATTATTTTTACCTTTAATAGCCAAACTCAGAATCTATCGGAGTATAGGCTTGCTCCATGCGCATATATCTAAGTCTAGATAATGGATCTTCAATGCGTGGTCTTGACATAATTAAGTACCTTAACGCATCGTAAGCGTGATCCGAGGCATGTGTATCCACATCCTCTGGATTACTTTTATCTAAGGGAATACTTTGAAGCTCTCTAATAAGGTTCGGGCATGTATTAAATATCTGCAGCTTAGGCCTACCATTAGAGCGTATCTTTAAGTATTCGTGAATTTGTACTTTACCTTGCACCCTGTTCTTATCAGCTCTACGAAGTTTATGTCCCATCCTCTGTAGAGTTTCTCCTACTGTTGGCCCAGTTGTACCTGTTTTAGCCCAAGCAGCAGTATCAAGAACGCCCGCAACGCTAAACGGATCATACGACTCCATTTCGGTAATCATACGTCCTAGATCTTCGCCAGTAAGTCCTTTGCGATATAATTCTCTGTAGACCACTAAAGTACCATCAGTAGGATCTACACACGCCCAAATACAAGCTGACTCACTCGCATAACCATAGTCAATACCTTTAACACGTTCCCATCCTATTGGAATCTCAAACGGAGGTATGACATGTGCTTCTGTATCAAACTCTGTGAACGCTGCTCCTTCTGCAACATCCCAGTTCCCTTCCAACAATTGTCGGCGTTGGATTTCTGGTAGGGCTTTAAGCATCTGCTCATAACGCCCATCAGAAGCAAGAAAAGGATTGTCCTCTAGTCTTGCGGGTATAAACTTTCTTGTTAGTCCATCGTGGCCTTCAAAGGACGTATTAGGAGGACTAGGGTCAATATATCTTTTCTTAACCCAATGTGCTCCAACACCTCCGGGGTTTGCCGTACAACGCATGTAAGGAACAATCTCAGGGTCTGTCGTTCTTAAACGACTCGCCAGATAGTTCCAACCAAAGTCTGTAGGCTGATGAGTAATCTCATCGAAACCTATCCAAGAGTACGCCTGTCCTTGGTAACGATAGACATCTGCATCACGTTCCAAGAATCCAAACTCTACTTTAGCCCCCGAAGGGAATGTCCATAGCTTTTCGACTTCCCTGTATCTGGAGCCGGGAAAAGCTTTAGGGTAGAGTTCGCGGGATTTATCTATAAGCTCCCGTAGCTCTGGCATTGACCTTCTTAGTATTAATGCCCTGTGCGCAGGTCTGTGCGCATAACGAAGAGGATCGATAAGCATCGCATAAGACTTACCTCCTCCTGCTGCTCCTCCATATAAGACATCTGTCTCTGGAGCTGCTAAGAAATCTTCTTGTGGGCCTTTGTTAGGACGGAAGATAACGTTCTCGTCTGCTAACTCTTTAACGGCCTTTGGAGCATTCTCTAAAGTATCTGTAGTAACAACACCACCTGTATCTACTTTCTTTAGAGTTTCTTTAGAGGCTTCTAGCTTTTTACGTTCGGCTAGAAGTTTCTTCTCTGCTTGCTCCTTCTTTTTAGTACGCTGCCGGACGGCTCTACGGGCTTCGAGCTTAGCCTTAGTCTCACTATGGTAATTGTAACCTCTACCTTTCGAGCCTTTTGGTCTTCCGGTCTTACGCTTGGGAGTCCCATCCTTCTTTAGTAGAAAAGACCCATCAGGGTTTTTACAATAGTCCTCAGGGTTTGTTTCCCAATCTTTCATGCATGATCTTCCGTAGGCCAGTATGAGAGATATAACGACCAGTAGTAGCCGTTAGAATATCTGCTCCTTCTCGTAAACCGTACCATCCTTTACGAACTGCTTCAACTATTTCTTGTAGCTCTTTTAGCTCGTCTGGTAACGGCTCTAGATACTCACCACTAGCATCTAGTTTGTAGCCAAATGGGACTGTGCTGCTCGTCCTACGCATCAATCATTTGTTTCGCTGGAAGTATGAAAAGACCACCTTGTACAGTGTTGCTAACTTCCAAACGATCTTTCTTGCCTAAGCCTGTGCGGTCTAGGATAGTTTGTGCTGCTTGGAGCTTAATGTTGGCTTGAGGAATAGGAGTATCAGACTCCATAGCCTGTACAAGCCTCATAGCAGCTTTAGGTGCAGACTGTGCTAGAATACTTTCAGCTAGTTCTATAATCTCAGACTTGAGTGCTTTAACTACTGAATAGTAGCTATTCGGTGCATAGCCCGCAAGCTCCGCAGCTTGTTTCGGATCACCTCCTGTTTGTACAAGGTAATCTAAAAAAGAGTTTTGTTGGACAGTAAGTTCTTTTTTCATAATATCCTAATTATACATAGTTTTTTTCCATTTGTCAAGTACTTTTATAAACTACTTGACAAATGGCTAATTTATTAGTATAATAATGTAAAGACCCCCCGGGTGCATATAGATATATATATATGTACCAGTAGTACTTCCTTTAGAGCACTTCAAAGACTATAGTATACCCGAGCTAACTGGTTTCCAAAGACTTTAAAGGTTTTTGGAGTCAGCCGACTAGAACTGGTTAACATCTGAAGCCCTCCAAAATGTATATGATTTAGTATATATATAGGGGGTACCCCGTAGGCCTCCTGCCCCCCGGGGTCTTTAGAGTACTCTAAAGATCCCGAGTATCTCCTAGAGTCTTTAGGCAAGCTAAAGACTCTAGAAATCTCTAAAACTTCTCCTTTGGAGAATCTTTAAAGCCCTCCAGAGTTCCTTGGAACTCTGAAGTCTTCAAAATTTCCTAGTCTTTAGACTCTTCTTCCTAGTTTCCAGAGCTGTAAGGCTCTGAAAGTCTTTAAAGTATTACTTTAAAGATCTCTGAAATCTATCAATTTCAGAGACTTAGAGACTTATCTACTCCTCCTCCTGAGATCTCCTAAGAGATCTCAAAAACCTCTAAAAACCACACAAGGAAGGTGCGGTTTTGAGCCTCAAATAATCTTTAAGTCTTACTCAGACTTAAAAGGTTCTAACTAGATCTTATAAGTACTTATAAGATTTAGTTAGAAAAAATAGCCCAGTACTATAAAGTTCTTTATAGTACTGGGCTAAAAAGTTTTAGTATTTTTGAAGAAATATAAAATCTCTTCATTTATGAAGATTTTATATTTCTTCAAAAATACTAAAACTACAGAGGAAACTCAACATGGCAAAATCAGCAACAGCAACAACTCCTAAGCTTGCAACCGTTAAGCAATTCCGAGCGGTAGTATTTAAATTCGCCAAGCAAATCCAAGCTCTTCGGTCTGTCGAAGACAAGTTTTGGTTCCGGCTTTGGAAGCAAGTCGAGGCAGTCCTTGCCCGTCACAACCCCGAAGGGGTCACCTCTGAGCAAGTACAAGCTTGGTTCAAAACTACCGACTTGCCGGACTACTTGGTAGGGAACCTACAGCTTGACGAGCTGATCGACAAAGGTTCTAAGCCTTTACAGGCTGAGAAGTGGGCTAAGTCTAAAACTGGCAAGCAGCCCAAGACTGAAAAGCAAGCTCGAACTGACTCAAAGAAGTCAGTAACAGACAAGCGAATGACCCAAAAGCCTAAGACTGTTGTTCAGTCTGTTAAGCAGGAAGTTGCCGCCGAGTTTAAGAAAAGACTAGGCGAGCAGCAGTCAAAGATAGACTTCATGCAGACTGAGTTCAACGAACTCGATGACCTCAAGGATACGGTCAAAGGTTTGACAACTCGAATGAAGTTTCAAGAAGAACAGGTCAGCGCCCTCTCAGATGACATCCAGACTATAAAGTCTGGCATGGAGCAAATCTTACTCTCAATCAAGGGCTAACACAGCCGCCTCTAGAGGCTCTTAGGAGTCTCTAGAGGATCTTTGGAGAATCTAATATGGTTTTTTTATTCTTGATTAAAACTCTGATCAGCAGCAGGACTAGGCTTACGAATTATTATAAGTTTAGTAATCCTATTGACCGCCGAAGAAGCTTCATCCGAGTCTATCTTGATGAGATAGAAATTCAGTGGCGAGGAAGGAATTTTAAATTCGACCGAGTTTAATTAAACTATAAAGAATTTTGTAGGTCTTTTGTTTACGAAAGACCTACAAAAATTCTTAAAGCCTTTGGAGGGCAGCAACATGACAGAGACAGATTTCCAAGCAATTTATGAAAAAGCCTTTAAGATTGCATTGATAAAGGCCGTTGAAAATGATGTTGAAACTGGTGATAACTGGTTCCCCTGTGGTAGAGCTTCTTTGAAGCTTCCGGCTAACACTAAGTTTGGACGATGGCTAAAAAAGAATAATTTAGCTTCTAAAAATTATCCTATTGGCCTTTCAATTTACCCACCTAATCTTAACACACAAAAGCTTTCGGTCTATAAAGCTTGGGCTGATGAGTTCAGTGCTGTGTTAAGTTCGAATAACATTCGAAACACTGTTGAATCTTACTGGGATTAAGAGGAGAAAAAGTATGACTTTAGCTAATGAATTTCATGATTGGATAGAATCTGAAGGTATAAATCTTAAGCATGAGCACCACGAAGAAGTAGTTTTAAAGTTCTGTAAGAATGCCGATGTCAAAACGTTGGTCAGAGGTTTTAATCGTGAAAATAAGGATATTTACAATCTTGTGACTGCCGTCACATTCCCTGATGGCTCTCAGACCTACTTTAATTATAAAGGCGAGGAGGAATACAATGGATAATTTAATAGCAGTTAAGATTAAGGATGTTTATGGCAGGGAGTTGGTTTATCCGGCTAATGAAACTGGTTATAAGTTTGCAGATTTGCTAGGCGTTAAGACCTTTAATGAGTGGCAGATTGCTCAAATTAAAAACCTCGGTTTCCAATTCCAAGAGTCTAGCAGAAGGTTTTAAAAGACTTTACAAAGCTCTCTTACGTCAGTGAGAG